TTCTCTACAATCTTTTTCAATGTATTATAAATATTATTCATATTTACTATTGGTCCATGTGGTGAACCTTGTAGTCTTATACCGTCTATTTGTTGTCTTAAGATTTGATTTAGAATAGATAACTGTTGATCTCTTGATCCTGTTCCTAAACCAACTTGAATACTTACATTACAACGATCTCTCCACTCCATAGGATTCATTGGTACAAAGTTATTTCTAATTTTAACTATACGTTCTTTATCTTGATATTTTACAACTAATTCAAATATCTTCTTGAATAAATCTTTAACACCAGTCTCAGCAAATATTCTTGCAATCAATTCTATTCTCATTTGTGATTGTGAAAGAATAGTATTTATACCTGATGCAGTTTTATTAAGAGAATCAGTATCCATACCTTGATTGTATTTAGTAATACCGCTTCTGTTTTCTTTAACAGTATCTAAATATTCAAGTAGTGGAAATGCTTGACTGTTAATTGTTTGAGTAGTCATTGGCATCATGACTTGTCCTGGAGCTGCTTTAGTTCTTACAACTCCGCCTGGGCGATTAGTTAATAGATCTTCTAGATTAACTTGACCATCCATTACAGCTACTCTGTTATTATTAGTTAGATACATATTGTCTAGTATCTGACGCATAACAGTAGATTTAATTAACTGAATATCTTCAACTAATTCTGAAACTGATCTACCATAGAATCTATGTGGCACTACAATAGGAGTAACAGAACAGAATGGTTGTCCATCTACAACAACATTATCAAGTATAGTATAGCTGTCATCACCAGATGAAGTTATCTTTCTCATCTCTGCAATACCGTCACCATCTTGATCCATTTTAATATAGGATTCACAGATTACTATTTCATCTGTAGATTCATCTCCAGTTTCATTGCTAAGATCATTATCAATGTTTCTATGTCTTACAGTCTTTTCTTCATTATAACTTTGATCGTGTTCTTTTGGTAAAGAATAAACAAGGTCATAATCAAAACCCATTTCAACTAATTCACTTCTTGTCTTTGTAGTTCTATGACATAAGAAGTTTGCCTCTTCTAAATTCTTTGCTCGTCTTTCAATTAAAAATTCTTCAGGTGGTACAGCTTCCATTTTTACTTTACCAAATGTTTCTGTACGAATAATAACTACATCATGTAACTTTGGAGTATTTATTTCATTTAGTTGTTGCTCCATAAGATTTGCAGATACTTGATCTTGAGCATTATCTAATTGTTCTTGTATGTTCTTTTTCTGTTCTTCAAATGTTTCATCGTTGTATTCAGTATGTTCTTTTACTTCTACACCATCTTCTTCAACAAGCATTGTGAATTCAGCTTCAGAAAGTTTTTCATAAGTTTCTTGTTTTGTTCTTTCTGATGTATCCCAATAAACTTTTACTATTCCATTTTTATGCAGCAGTGCATCTTTAAACATTGCATACAATGTAGTGAACCCATCATTATCTTTATTGAATATATGATTTAGATAATCACTAGCTTGTTTGGCTACACCTACATCTTCTTGAGTAACTGGATCTACTTTTACAATATTATCACTAGCAGTAAATATTCTAAGTAAAGCAGGTAGTATTGATTCTACTGTATCAGCAACATCAGTTGAAACAACTTGTGATCTTCCTTCTACTTCATTGCCAAATGATTCACCGAAATAATATTCAGTAGCTTTCTTTCTTGAGTTTACTAAATCAGTTTCATAATAACCAAATGCACTTCTTAGTTCACTAGCTACTATTCCCTGTATTTCGTGATCCGTTAACGGTCTTCCTTTTGCCATAATATTCCTTAAACTACATATCTTATATCTACACTCATTGGTCTTTCCCAATCAGTTCTTGTTGAACCATCAACAGAACATCCATAACGAAATGCATCAGCTCCGTGTGATGCCCAATCATGTAGAGGTTTGTTTTTAAATGTTTGCATTCTGTCATCATATTGTTTTCGGTACTGTCGCAAACAATCAATACCATATTTACATCTGTTCTTATCAAAATAACATTTGTCTAAATTATTTCTCACAGCTTCTATACCATGATCTATTTCTAATCTAGGACAAACTTCAAAGTCAATTCCAAGTTCCCTTGCTACTTCTAATCTAGATTTACCAGTACCAAGTTCTCTAGTTGTAATATCGTGTGGTGCAATATGCCTACCGTAGTTATAACCTTTTTCTTTTAGCTGCCCTATGTAGTAAGCTAATGATTCACCAGACGTTTCTAAATAATCAATCAGGTGTATTTCATTACCTGCTCTTTGTGCAAACCATATCGCTGTAGAATCACCGATACCTAAATCCCACCATGTTTCAACTTCATTGTTAGGATCATAGTCAACATCAGTTATTCTATTTTCTCTTTCAGCTTTTTGTATTTGTTTTCCAAAGTAGGCGCCTGAAACTGCAGCTTGAAAGCTTACTTCAAATTCCTGTTCGAATTGGTCCTCTGGCATGGTAGCAGCAGCTTCTTCAAGTTCTTCTTGAGATATAACTTCAGTCTCAGAAGCTCTGTATAATTCAGCGTACCATTCTCCACCACGCCTTTTAGCTAGATCATATACTTCCCAGAAATGATTATGACCCATTGGTGTTCCAATGAATATAACATATCCAAGTTTATCTGCTATTGCAGGTCGTACAACCTCAGTCCAAGTTCTAGGAGACATCAAGGCAAATTCATCCAAGACAACTCCATCAAAGCCTAATCCCCTCAAAGCATCTGGGTTATCAGCTCCAAAGATTTGTAATCTTGATCCGTTCCACAGATCTACTTTGAGTTCTGTTTCATGACGTTTGCCACCAAGTTTCATTAAGGGTTCTGTGTATTGTTTCAAATAGTCGTAAGCGACTGCCTTACCCTGGCGATATGTTGGTGCTATATACGCCAATCTTGCATTAGGTTTTTCACAGCAAGTCATTATCAAATGATTTACTGCTAATACTGTTTTGCCAAACCTTCTATGACAAACTAAAACATTGAATCGTTTTAATTCGTTATGAATCTTTTCTTGTAATGGTCGAGGTTCGTACGGAATCTCTATGTTCATTATTTCTTTTTACGCCATCCTATTGTAACTGCAACTGGTTTATCTTCATCACCCATAATAGTTTTATTAACAGATTGAAGTTTAGAATGAACAAACGGTGCAGCTTCTTTTGCTGCCCACATCTTTTTTTCAATAGATACTTGTGGGTTGTTCAACATATTCAACATATACTTCAATGGTGTAGTCTGACCTTTACCTAGTTCAGCAGCTAAGCGTTCTGCTTTTGTACCTGCTTGAATTCCTTTTGGTCTTCCTGCACCTTTTCTTTTTCCTCCATGACTCATGATATTAATCCTGGAAATAATCTATTTACTGTAGCAAGTTTTACAAGTGTTTTATTGTTGCCTCTATTCTGTACCATATTGTTTGGCATCATGCTAGGTCTTCTATTGGGTAAACCCATTGGATCCATGCCTGGTCTAAACATTGGCTGTATTGGTGTGAGGTTTTTCTTAGGAGCAGGTTCTTTATAACCTTCTGGTATTCTAGGAATCATATCTCCATAGTTCGGCATCTTCTCAGGTACTTGTTTAGCTTCAGGGAATCTATAATCATTGATGTTTGTTTTAGGCAAATCATACCCTGTAGTGTCCATAGCTTTCAATAGATTGCTTTCTGTTGCATCCATCTTATCAAATTTAGATCCAGGTGCATTAATCTTACCGTTGAGTATGTTTGCTCCTGTCTTACCGTCTGATGTTAAGAACGTCAATGCTGACGGTACATCTTGAAAATCTTTGTTATATTTAACCATAATATCTCCTTAACAATTCCATGCTCTCAATGATTTATTGATACGAGAGTTTGGATCACGAGCTGTCTTTGCACTCGTTAGTTTCTTTTTCATTCCTTTCATTCTGGCGCAGAAGGATGCTCGTCTAGGGTTGCCTACCTTTTTGCTTGGTGCTTTCAGGTTACGCTTCTTCCCTGTCTTAGTTCTTCCTCTGTTATAACTAGCACGACCTTTAGCATTTAACCCCCCCTTAGGGTTCTTGCCTTCTTTTCTTTGCCATGCAGGTGTCTTAGCCATTTGATTTCTTTCTCCTTTTACCAGATGCTGTTACAGACCACTTAACTCTTTTGGGTCCAGTCTTCTTTGATGCTTCGCTCTTCGATATACGACTAGCTACTTTCTTTGGTCGACATGCAGGATAAGGTCTGCCCTTGTCTTTCTTTCCGCTGCGACCACATTTCTTTCCAGTCTTGACATCTCGCCAATCCTCTTTGAACCACTTGCGTAGCCCACCCTTGTATGCCATTAGTACTTGCCACCACGTTTCTTGTACGTTTTGACAAGCCATGCGTTAGCATAAGCACTAGGATATACCTTGAACTTCTTCTTTGCTTCTGCCTTTACTCTTGCGTATAGGGCTTTATTCTTAGGTTTTGGTGATGCCATACTTATACCATGAACTTCTTATTTTTTCTTTGTTGTAATTTAGACATATCCATAGGGTCTCTAACTTCAGGTGGTAAACCCACATCATCAGAGTCTTCAAGGTAATCTTCATAATCTTGATCAGTCCAGTCTTTTATCTTTTTATCATGATATGGTTTATATTTCTTACGCTTAAATATCTCAGCCACTACTTCATACCTTTTTTATTCTTCATTTTCTTTTTAGCTTTCTTTGCAGCAGCCATACCTTTTTTAGTATATGGATACTTCTTACCTTTTACCATTGGCATAGTTTATTCTCCTTGTTAAACGCCCATATCTCTCGATTTAGGCTAGTTGATTGATATTTGAATGGTAAGGTACTCTAAAACACCAAACCCTTCAGAATTTGTAAATATGATAGATTAACGTGGGGGGTACAGAAAGGATCGTAACA